TACCTGAAAAAACAGATATTGAAATTAGAGCAATTGCTTCAACAGGTACAAATATGTCATCAACATTTGATATAGTTTTATTTGACACACCACGAACAATGGACGTACCCCAATGAATACATTTCTAGAACTCCTCTCTGAAGATAAAGGTGGCAAGAACTTACATCTTGAACACCTTGAAGACGAAATACTCAACTATGGCGTTGATGGTGGACGAGCAGCAATTAACTTTCTCCGTTCTCTCCGTGATATGCTTGCAGGAAATTCCCGTTCTTCCGTAAACATGACTGTTAAGTGGGATGGAGCACCCGCAATCTTTGCTGGTATTGACCCATCAGACGGAAAGTTCTTTGTCGCAAAGAAATCCGTGTTTAACGTCAATCCTAAACTGTATAAGAGCAACGAGGAGATTGATGCTGACTTGTCTGGTACATTGAACAGTAAGTTCAAAGTAGCCCTCTCAGAACTCTCTAAAATCGGTATAAGGGGTGTTCTACAAGGTGATTTGATGTTTACCGACGATATCGAAACTGATACCATTGATGGGGTGTCCTACTACACATTCCAACTCAACACAATCGTATATGCGGTTCCTCAAGACAGTGATCTAGGTAGAACAATCAGTAAGGCAAAGATTGGTGTTGTATTCCACACCACATATACAGGTGATAATCTACAAGACATGAAGGCATCCTTTGGTGCAGATATCAGGGGACTACGCAAGACCTCATCAGTGTGGATGGATGATGCAACCTACAAGGATACATCTGGAAGTAGCACATTCACAGACAAAGAGACACAACTGGTGACCAAATACCTCAGTGATACAGGTCGCACATTCCAACGTATCAATGCAAATGGTCTAAAGGCCTTCCTACGTCTACAGGACAGCATGACGGGTAATCTGGCTGGTGCATCACTCAAGACATATAACAACAGTATGGTCCGTAAAGGTCAGAAGATTACTAACCCTGCCGCACATGCAAAAGGATATGAAGATTGGGTTAAGATGCACTTCGACAAACAGATTGAGAAGGCAAAGAGTGATGCTGGTAAGAAGAAGTATGAGAACATGCAGAAAGAATATGTTCGTGAGGTCAAGAAGCACACCAAGAATCTAGGCAACATTATTCAGTTCCAGAACCATCTTGTTGACGCAAAACAGGTCATCGTAGATAAACTAAACTCAGTTCGTCAGATGACTGATACCTTCATTCGTACTTCCAATGGTTATAAGGTTACTAGTCCAGAAGGTTACGTTGCAATTGATCGTGTAAAAGGAAATGCGGTCAAACTTGTTGACCGCATGGAGTTCTCCTTTAACAACTTCACTGCCATCAAGGCATGGGATCGTTAAGGGGTCTATCTGCACTTGTGGTTTTCCTATGAGTTCCACCCATAGGAATAATGGTTTTTGACTTCCTATTAAATCCTCTACTCAGATAACAACTGGTAGTCTCACTATCCACATGAATGGGTTTAAATCCATGAAAGTGAATCGGTATGTAGTCCTGCTCGTCTAATAACTCTTTAGTATTCCTGTGCCACTCAGAGTTGTCCAGAATTATAACACCACCCAACTTGAGCTTCTCAACTGATGGACGAACACAATCATATCTTATATCACCGTCTATTACGATGACATCAAATAACTCATCCACCTTATAAATTGCATTTGCATACTCTTTCATGTCCTGTTCATGAATAATGTTCTTGCTTGATACCCATTTATCAGAACTATCTACACCATAGTAGTTTACACCCTTTCTTTCCCAAAACTGACTACTATACCCACATCCATACTCAAAAACATTTGCTCCTGACCAATCAATCGAGTTAATCCACTCATAACAAGGATAGGTGTACAATGGCATGACATCACCATTATTGTCTACAGGCATGTTGTTTCTAGCAGACTCCATAAACCCATATTCGGTTCTAAGTTTGTGAGTGAGAAAGGTAAGGTGCATCTCCTCTATTGGAAGCTCAACACCCGCAGATTTTACAGTTCTTGTCATGTCACATATAATCTGGAACTGTAGGTCTAAGTTCCTCAGTATAATTTAGATATGTCATTAGGAAGTATTTTGCATGACCCGGCGCAAGAGGTGGATTGCCACGATGCATATACTGCCACATGGGGGGAAACATAATCAGTTTGCCCTTCTCAGGTCGAACCTTTACACCGTATGTAGGAAATTCTGTCTCACCACCACCAAAGTCATCATTCAAATATACCATGAGGATTAGAAATCTTTTAGAACCCTCACGACTCTTCACATCAACATGATCATTGAATTGTTCTGCATCCTTACCACCATTCGATACAAGAAAACGTTTCATGCGAAACTCTTCCCATCCAAACTTTGGTGGCCATGCCGCAGGGTCTAGATTAACATCTTCCTTGTACATTTCGAGTGCATCTTGAAATTTAGACAGTGCAAGTTTGTTGAGATTATCAAACCTACTAAACCCCATAGGGTTCATTCTTTGACAATTGCAAGTGCCACAGATTTGATGACCATCAGGACGAATAGTGCCTGTGCAGATAGAGGTGTTTTTAACTTCCTCTCCGTCCTTCTCCATTGTCTCTTCGAATGCACCAACATAAGCGTCACACATGTCAGCGTCAAAGAAGTTTTCATATGTTCTAATATAATATGACATTATTGCCTCAAATAATCATAATTGTTCAAAGAACCCCGATTGGTCCTATCAATACCTGATTGGTATTCAACTTTTTCATCAAGATATACCGTGTGAAACATGAGGAAATATTTTGCAATGTCTTTAGCAGGTGGACGTGGCGGAATACCAGCGTGCATGTAATCCCATGATGATGGAAAACATAACACTCTGCCTACTGCTGGTTTCACCTTTACATCAAACAGAGGAAAATATGTTTCTCCCTCTGCAAAACCATCATTTAAGTAAACTAACATACCAATAAGTCTTTTGGACCCTGCAAAGGACCATATATCAGAATGTGCTTCAAGTCCATGACCTTTCGTACCATCAACAGCAAACCTTTTCATTTTGGGTTCTTCAAATCCTAGTTTTGAGGGCCATTGCACATTTGTTATATTGCAATCTTCTTTATAATTAGACACCAATTTTGGTAGTTTTTTCATGGTGTACTGGTTTAACTCAGCAAACCTCTCATACTCAAATGGATTTGTTCTGTAACAATCACAGTCCCCACATACCTTGTTTCCATTTTGGTCATAACATACACTCAATTTCTGGTGTTTATCTGCATCGACTTGTAGTGTTTCCTCAAACATGTCAATGTATGCCTGACATACATCTGGTTCAAGGAAGTTATCATATACTCTACAATAAAAGTCGATATCAACCATACTTGAATTCCTTCCCTGCTGCCTCTTCTAGTTGAGCCATCACATCTTCAGTGAAGTATGTCTCAGGGTCATTCAGAATAGTCTTACCAAACTGCTTGGAACCATCAGGTAGTTCGATACGAGTTGATACCTTCTTGAAGATTTCATACTTCTCAGCAAGTTCCAGTAGACCATAGTACTTGTCCAACCCAGTAGAATAGGACAGTCTTACATCCACCATCTTGTTCTCAATGGTCAGACGAGACTTGTGGTTCTTGCAGTGAATGATGTTGCCCACAACCTCAGTGCCGTCCTTGTCCTTCTTCTTGGACAGATAGACGATAGATGACGCTGCATACTTCAGACCAGAACCACCACCCATCTCCTTTGTTGGGAACATAGAACCCACAACGTCATAGGTATGGTTGGTGACTACCATAGGAACCTTTGCCTTACCCAGTTTCAGTGTCAGAACACGGAATGCTGCCTTAAGTACCTGTGCTCGTGTCATATCACGAGTCTCCTTACCATCTGCTGTGTCTTCTACCTCTTTAGTAGTGGACAGCATACCCAGTGAGTCAAGGCAGAGCATCATCTGTGGACGGTCACCTTCTGGTTTCGATAGGTGGTCATCCAGAACACGAATTGCCTGTGTCCGAAACTCCTGTACAGTGGTGACAGGCATGATAACCATACGCTTAGGATCAATACCACGATCAATCACCATCTGCTTTGTGATTGCACTCTCACTCTCAAAGTATAGAACACCAGCATCAGGGTTCGCATCAAGGAAGTTCTTGACCATACCCATAAGAAAGAATGTCTTACCTGTTGCACTCTCACCCGCAATCGCAGTGATCTTGTTAGATGGCAGTCCACCATATAGACTACCTGATAGAAGTGCATTGAAGATGTATGAACCAGTGTCGATAAAGTTCTCTACATCACCAGCCTCTACTCCATCATCTACGATTGCAGCGTACTCGTTTCCTGCTGCCTTAATTGCATCCTGTAAAAAATTACTCATCCGTGACTCCTTTAAAACTCAGCGGTTCTTTTTCCGTTTTCTGTTCAGTGGTATCAACTAGAATATCACCGATCATTGTGGACATGGTAACTGCACCACTTGATACTGTGAAGTTATCTGACTCTCCTGTAATTGTCAGTGTGTTTGATACAATACCTTCACCATTAGTAATAGTAATTGTGCTACTCATCCGTGCCTCCTTTATAAAGTAGGTTCCCTTCTACCATTCTCTGGTCGATAATCTCAACTAGAATGTCACCAATCATTGTGAAAAACTCATCATCAAATTGGTGACGGGGAATGTTGTTATTGTCTTCAATATGATACTCAAATGATAGACTTGCTTGACCATCACCATCTGGTTCTGGTAGATTTATAGTTCCGTAGGAATAGATAACTCCAGAGAACTTATGATCACCACGCAATAGAATAGATGCTGTTGCATCACCTTCTCTTGATACATATTCCCAAATATGTTCACTCATACTTGCCATCCTTCTCCAAAATCTGTGTTGTCGAACACAGGTTCATTAAACGTGTCCTCTTTCTGATTGCTGTCAACCAGACCTTCCTGTTCACTTGCATCTAGGTCATGCAGACGCATCTTTGCACGGTCAATACCGATAACAAATCTCTTGTTCATCGTTGGGTCATTGTATCGGTTCTTCAACTGCTTGACTGCGATTTGGTTTCGTTCCTCAAGTTCCTCACTAGAAATAAGCGCAAACATGAGGTCCGCCGTAGCAGGAAGACCAAAAGACTCTGACGTATCTTCCAAACCAACATCTGTGTTGGAGTACCCGCTCCTTGTGGTCTGTGTAGCCGACATAATCGGGACGTTTGTCTCAACTGCGAGTCCCCTAAGTTCTTCTGCAATTGATTTAATATACATGTAAGAGTTGACATTTGCCGCTCCTTTGAATCTGCTTGACGCACAGATATTCAAATAATCAATAAAGATAATGTCTGGTTTGAATGACTTCTTAACTGCAAGTTCCTTGATAAGACCACGAAAGTGTCCAGAGTGTGCAGATGCAGTTGGATACTCCTTGATTACCAATTGACCAGTGGTGTTCTTGATAATCTTGTTAATCTTGTCATCATACATCTGCTTTGGTAGACTATGTAGGTCTTCCATAGAGATATTCATGAGGTTTGCATCAATACGTTCTGCGATACGTTCCTCTGCCATCTCCATAGAGATATACAGGACATTCCTACCTTGGTTCATGCAGTTCGCAGCCATGTGACACATGAACAGAGACTTACCCACACCAGTTCCAGCAAGGGCAATGTTCAGTGTCTTAGGTGGTAGTCCACCCTTGGTAATACGATTGAAGAAGTCTAGATCAAACGGTATCTTCTCTTCTACTGTGTGATAAAATTCGAACCGTGATTCTGCATCAAGTAGGTAATCATGGCCAACAGAATTATCAAAACCAACGGCCAAGGCATCAGTGAGAATGCTCGGAATAGCATCGACATTTCGATTCTTATCCTTTCCATCAATAATCTGAATACCTTCAACAATTGCATTGTATACCGCCTTATCCTTACAGAATTTCTCTGTAGTCTCTACTAACCATTCTAAATTCGCATCATCGTCTTTCTCAAGACTCTTAACTACATCAATTACCGCCTTGACATCTTGTTCATTCAAGTCACGGCGACTGTCGATTTCAATTTCAATAGAAGTCTTGTTTGGTAGAGTGTTGTACTTCTCTACAAACTTTTGTATCTCTTCAAATACAATACGTTCACTACGGTCAGAAAAGTAATCCACTTTCATGTGTGGAAGTACCTTTCTGGCGTAGTTCTCGTTTGAGATTAACTCAGATAGAGCTGTTCTCTCAATTGTCTTCATCTAGTCGGCCTCGACACTCAGAGAGAAAATCCTGTTGCATGTCATGAGAAATCTCCCAGATATTCTCCCACACAGTATCCTGACTCTCTTCTGTCAATTCACCATCCTCATCCTCTTCAATGTCATGATGACATTTAACCTCTTCCAGAATTTCATCATAGTCCCACTCAGATGAGTCGTCTAGTTCATCTCCAATGTAGAAGTTAGCACCAATGAAGTTAGGCATCTCATCCTCATAAGTCACCTCAGTAACGACATCAGGACAGATTGCAGCAATTGCAGTCAGCAGTCTCTCAACCCCCTCAATAGGAGCACCCCATGCAGAAACAGTTCGAATCATACAACCGTTTTCATCAGCATCAAAGTCTTCGATATAACACCACTTAGGACCGATGTTCTCAACAGTCCACTCGTATTTTTCTGCTTGCTCATAGGTTACATTTGTCCCATCAACAAACATATCACCGAACCACCTGTAGTTCTCAGTTTCACGCACTCTAGAATACAGTTCCTTAATAAGATTAACTGCATCCGCATTTAGATTTTCCATGTCAATGCATGTGTTTACATTGTTAGCCATTTTCTTCCTCATTTATAAAGTACTGTGAAACATGTATTCCACAGGTTTCCAAAAAGTCCACACCCACAGTTTCCCTATAGGACTGTGAGTATACAACTTCACTTACTCCAGCAGAGTATAACATCTTTGCACAAGAAAGGCAAGGTGCATGTGTAATAAATGCCACAGAACCTTCACCCGACTCATTTGACCTCGCAAGTTTTGCGACAGCGTTTGCCTCTGCGTGAATTACCTCTGGTTTTGTAATCAGTTCAATATGGTCGGCCGTTCCGTTGCCTGTCATGAACTGTGTTTCACATTCGTTTGTCCACCCACTCGGCATACCATTGTATCCGATACTTATGATACGGTGGTCCTTAACCAGAACACACCCCACCTTAAGTTTCTCTGCTGTGCTGCAATCTGCATATGCATGTGCCGCCTTCATGTGTGCTCGAATGTGTTTAGGTTTCATACACCCTACAATCCCAGTGTGGTCTTTAGGTCAGGCGCACGGTATCCCGGCCCCTTCATAACCTTACCATCCTCACGATAGATAGGTTTACCCTCTGGTCCAAGTTTAGTCATGTTGCTATTATGCACCTCTTCGAAACATTTGTCAAGGTCCAATCCAAAAGAATGTCCAGCACCATAAACGACATACAGAAGGTCAGTGAGTGCATCAGCAACCTCTACAATATCACGTTCAATCAATGCCTGACGCAACTCCTTTAGTTCCTCGTCAATCAAATCGTATCGTAACTCAGATACACTTGTCCATGTGGGTTCAGTCTCTACAGTCTGACCGAACGCAGTCATGAACTCTGCAACTTTCTCAAAGTTAGTACTCAATTCAATCTCCCCGATTGTCTTAATAGGTATGCCAGTACATTAGACCAGTACTGGATACCCCATTCTGATTTAGATGCTTCACATGCCCTTAAAGCTGTCTCGGCATTTCCCACTAGACGTTCCCAGTTCATTCTCTTGCAACCTCTCAACCACGTCACCAAACATGGTGAACATATCTTTAACCTTCGCAGATTTATCTGCTTGTGGGATGCAGATTGCGTCTGCACCCCGTCCTTGTCCCTCGACAAGATTTGCATTCTCCATGCATGTGTTCATGTCTGGCATGTTCACTGCATATTCTGCACCACTCATAAGAGTGACAACCAACAGCGCCTTAATCACATTCAATCTCCCTTAATCTTGATTCAATCCATCGTATCACAATTTGGAGGTCTACATCTCCACGTTTTAGTTTGAGACTTTGCAGTTCTCGTTCCAGAACTGCTTTGTGTGCGAGGGCGGCTGAATCCATTATACCTTGCTCCATCCTGTCATGTTGCAAATATACTTAGTCGTTCCAACAAGAACCTGATCACCCATCATCGTGCTGCGACAGGTCTTTCCACCAAACATGGGAGTCACACCTTCGTTCTCCCACCAACCACAATCAATCGAATTGGTGCGAGTGAATGCAATCTCACATGCATCAATGTCACTTGTTCCACTCGGAACATCAACAAACGCAACGGTGCGAGCGAAGTCTTCCATCGCACCGTGAATAACTGCAACCTTCATTAGATCACCTCAACCGGCTTGTTCCACTCACCAATCTTAATATCGTTGTACCAAGCGGTATCGAAGTAGTCAATGCTGCTGTCGGTGTTATTGTACCACTTATCACCCTTCATGGCAGCAAGCAACTCGGTCAGGAACTTCTTGGCAGTACCAGTGAAGTGATCCTCAATCCAGTAGACGTTCACACCGTTGGTAATCTCCTCATCAGTGAAGAGTCCAGCAGGAACCTTACGAAGAGTCACAACCAACGTGCTGTACCGATTAACCTTGATGGTTCCCTTCACACCGTACTCGGCAAGAACCTTCTTGATTGCAGGGGCAAGTTCTTTCTTCGTCTCTTTACTCACATAGGCCATTCGGTCTTTCCTTCTCTCTGATTATGTCTAACTATACCACACCAAAACGAATCTGTCAACACTTTTTTTCAAGCAACCAAGAAAGAACGAAGTTTTTCCGACTTCGAAGGATGCTTCAACTTGCGAAGTGCCTTGGCTTCAATGCCACGAATGGTAGTGCGAGTAACGCAAAACTCCTCCCCCACTTCCTCAAGGGTATAATCCTTTGCAAGACCGATACCGAACCGCTTGCGAAGAATACGTTCCTCACGAGGTTTGAGAGTCGAAAGAACTTCCGTCACAACCTTCTTGAGTTCAGCAGTAGCAACTACATCCTCAGCATCAGGTGCATCATCTGCAAGGTCATACGCATATTCAAGAGGAACGGTATCAACGATGTCAAGAAGGTCTTCCTTTACACCTCGTTCAGAAAGAACATCGTAAATCTTGCGATACTTCTCAGGGTCAGTCAGCGACAGACCACCAAAATCAATACCACGATTCTTGTACTTCTTCATAACAACCTCATCTCTCGATTATGATTAACTATACCACACAAAAAGGAATCTGTCAACCCCTATTATGCAGCAACCGCAAATATTTCTGCGTCACTACCGTAGAGGTCGAACTTCTTGGAAACCAACTCACGCTTTCCAGACTTGGGGAAGTCAATGAACTTGGAATAGGGTGACTTCTTGGCATATACCGTAATATCACGTTCCTTGTTGAGTTTGTTCCAAACGTAACGACCACCAGCAGACTGTGAGTGGCCAGCCATCAGGGTCAGGTCCATCTTCTTCATGAGGAACTTGTAAATCTTGACGGCAAGGTTGTTACCCTTGTAACGACTATCGACGTTCAAGAGGTCAACGTGCCATGCACCACGTTCTTTCGTTAACTCTACCTTTGCAGCGATACGATAACGAGTCTCCATGTCACCATAGTGAGTGCGAACTCGTTTGGTGATATTGCGATCATAGACCCACACAACGTTATATGTGCGTTCTTCTTTCTCAATGTAGATGTCATATCCAAATGCACGACCTACAAGCTCTAGGTCTTCTGTGCTACCATAACCAAGGAAAACTCCCTTGTTCATCGTAATTCTGTCAACCATTTGTAACCTCTTGATTTCCGATTATGTCTAATCATACCATACGAAAAAGGGTTTGTCAACAATTATTTTGCATATTCCCGATATTTTTTGATATACCACTTCTCAACAACATCGTTGCCGTCCTCATCATTGGTCAGGATGTAAGCCACGGTCTTCTTGACCTTGGCAAACCGCCACCCACCATCCATATGCCACGGAGTCGTCACCCACACCTTGTGGGGATACTCAGTGTAGTAGTTTTCCCGATTCTCAGAGAACTCAAAAAAGTTTCCACACTCCTTCTCATCGAAGCAGCCTAGAATCGAACCATCGCCGTAAGGGGGGAAACTAACTTCAGTGGGGGCAAATGCCATGTCAACAACCTCTTGATTTCTGATTATGTCTAATCATACCATACGAAAGGGGGTTTGTCAATCAAAATCGACTCGGAATCCAAGAAAAATTGACATTATCTAACCAACGCCATTCACCTGTTTTCAGTGATTTTATGGGGGGCAATGCGGGTTTGGGGTCCATACCTAGAACGCCGGGGGGAAATTCTAGAACTTCCCACTTGTCTCCGTGTTCCCGAATACGATTCTTACCCTTGTTGGTGATGCCCTTGAGGGTGAGGATCATTATGCAATCCCTCTATTGTTCATATTCGGCATCGTCAGACCAGCCTTCTTGAAGGCTTCAGAGATACGCTTCTCAGGGTCTTTACCATCCTTCCAGACTTCCAGCTCGGAAATGTCAATCCCTGCTTCTCTCATGATCCGCTTCTTGATCATCAGGTCACGAAATATCCAGTTGCAATTCATCATAACGTCTTCCTTTTCTCAGTGTATAACTAACTATACCACACGAAAAAGGGTTTGTCAACAACTTTTTTCGATTATCTACGCTTTTTTTGCATTTCCCTTGCAATCCAAGCCTTTGCACGTCCATTCGAAACCTTATTGCGAAGAAGACCCTGCACACGTTTCCAGACCTTACCAAATACGTCTTCAC